CACCTCCCGGACTGGATCAAAATAGCCAAGATCGTCACGGACAACAAAACTTCATTCGAATTATCAAATGGCTCTCAGATCAAAGCCGGAACCACTTCTGGGGACGCGGGTCGTTCGGAAGCATTGTCACTGCTCGTTATAGACGAGGCAGCACACGTAGAAGGCCTTGACGAGTTGTGGACGGGTCTTTACCCTACTTTGTCTACTGGAGGGCGCTGTATAGCCTTGTCGACCCCTAATGGGGTAGGAAACTGGTTCCACAAGACATACGTCGATTCAGAAGCACAGGAGAACGACTTTCATCCAATTAATTTACCTTGGGATGTTCACCCAGAGAGAGACCAAGAATGGTTCGTAAAAGAAACAAAAAATATGTCCAGAAGACAAATCGCGCAAGAACTAGAGTGCAACTTCAATACTTCTGGAGATACTGTTATCCACCCGGACGATATGCAATGGTTGTTTGAAAATCTAAAAGAACCAATATACCGAACTGGTTATGATAGGAATTTTTGGATATGGGAAAAATATAACGAAGAATCTTCATATTTATTGGTTGCTGATGTTGCTCGAGGCGATGGAGCCGACTATTCTGTGTTCCACGTTATAAAGTTAGACACCATGGAAGTGGTTGCCGAGTATCAAGGAAAACCCAGTTTAGATCTATATTCTAACATCTTATACGAATCAGGTAGAGAATATGGTTTTTGCTTGTTGGTTGTCGAGAACAATGGAATAGGAATATCTGTTTTAGAAAAACTAAATGACTTAGGGTACCCTAAAATATATCATTCTATAAAATCCACACACGAATATATAGACCCAATTATGGCAGAAAACAATGACCGTGCAGTGATGGGTTTCACCACAAGTACCAAGACCAGACCCCTAATTGTAGCAAAACTTGAAGAATACGTAAGAAATAAACTAATTACTTTACGCTCTAATCGATTATTTCATGAAATGAAAACCTTTATATGGTATAATGGGAAACCACAAGCAATGAGATCTTATAATGATGATTTAGTTATGTCCTTGGCGATCGCCTGCTGGGTTCGTGACACAGCGCTTCAGGAAAACAAAAGAGACACAGAATACAAAAGGGCACTACTGAACGGCATGACTAAGACAACCACCACCATGAATACCAAAATAAAAGGCCAAGATGGTTATGCCAACACTGTTCATGAGAAACACGAAGATGAAATAAAAAAAATGAAAGAATTTTTTTGGATTTATAAAGGATAAAAAATGGCTAATAAAAGAAACCCATACAATAACGAAAACGGATTATTTAAAGCATTAACAAGATTGTTTTCTGGTCCGATTGTGCAGAGGAGAACACAGTCCGGACGTCAATTAAGAAGAAAGCATTTGGATATGTACGCTAAAAGATTTAAATCTGCAAGCGGACAACAGTTTAAAAAGACTGAATATAACCCAATGAACATAACAACGATCAACATGATCTCTAATCGGAACCGAGCGGAAAGATATGTTGATTTTGATCAAATGGAATATATGCCTGAGATTGCTTCTTCTTTGGATATTTACGCCGATGAGATGACAACTCACTCATCACTGACTCCGATATTGGGAATTAAGTGTCCGAATGACGAAATCAAATACATACTGCACTCTCTCTATTATAGCATTATGAATATTGAACACAATCTATTTGGCTGGGCGAGAACGATGTGTAAATATGGAGATTTATTTTTATATTTGGACATAGACGAAAACACAGGAATTAGAAACTGTATTGGGCTTCCTGCTCAAGAGGTAGAGAGACTTGAGGGCGAAGACGCAACTAATCCAAACTATGTACAGTTCCAGTGGAACAACGCCGGTATGACTTTGGAAAACTGGCAAATCGCACACTTTCGGGTATTGGGACACGACAAGCATGCTCCATACGGCACCAGTGCCTTAGAGCCAGCCAGAAGAATCTGGAGACAATTAACACTCATGGAAGACGCAATGATGGCCTATAGAATTGTAAGGGCACCTGAGCGGAGAGTTTTTAAAGTTGATGTTGGAGGTATTGCACCTCAAGATGTAGAGCAATATATGCAAAAAATCATGACCCAGATGAAAAGACACCAAGTTGTTGATCCAACCTCTGGTCGTGTGGATCTAAGATATAACCCTTTATCTATTGAAGAAGATTATTTTATACCAATTCGAGGAGGAACATCGGCCACTGATATTTCGAACCTCTCTGGTGGAGCGATGACTGCAACGATCGAGGACGTTAAATACTTGAGGGACAAATTGTTTTCTGCTCTGAAAATTCCACAATCATATTTAACCATGGGCGAGGGAGGAACAGAAGATAAAACCACACTTGCTCAAAAAGACATTCGTTTCGCTAGAACGATACAAAGACTACAAAGAGTGGTCATAGCAGAATTGGAAAAAATTGGAATCATTCACCTTTATACTCTAGGTTATCGTGGTGACGACCTTATTGGTTTTAAATTGTCCTTGAACAACCCAAGTAAAATAGCAGAAATGCAAGAACTTGAACATTGGAAGACCAAATTTGATATTGCGGGAACAGCAACAGAAGGATATTTTTCTAAAAGGTGGGTTGCAGAAAATTTACTTGGTTTATCTGAAGATGAATACATCCGAATGCAAAGAGAAATGTTTCATGATAAAAAGTTTATGGCACAATTAGAGGCTGCAGCCCAGCCGGTAGAAGAAGGCGGCGGAGCAACAGGCGGCGGAGGATTTGAAACACCCGATGAAGGTGGTGGTGATGATCTTGCCGACGAAACCGATACCGCCCTAGATGATGCTGGTGACGAAGGTGGTGGAGCAGAAGACATACTTTTAGCCACACCTCCCGGAAAAAGAGATGATGATACGAACCCAAAGAAGAGAGGGCCATATAAGAGGCACAAATTTACATATAAAAAAGGTGGACTCAAAAAGAATATGAACAACCAAGCCACTGGTGAAATCGGCACATTGAGAAAAACATTTCCCGGGAAAGTTGGATTTGGAGGTCTAGATTCGTTAGCGCGAGGCATCACAGAATCGCAAGATCAGGATATTTTAGAGGAAAATAAACTATTTAATACTGATTTTGAAATCAAATCATTAATTGAATCACTAAGGAAGGTTGACGAAGATGAAACACAATAAGAAAAGAAATACCGCTTTTCTTTACGAATGCCTGATAAAAGAACTTACTAAAGCAGTCGTCAGAGAAGACAAAAGAAGACAAACAATTACAAAAAATATATTGAAAGAATTTTTTTCTAAAGGCTCAATATTGAAAAAAGAACTGGAAGTATATGAATCAATTTTGGAGTGCAACAGTTTAGATCCAGAATATTCTAAAAGGTTACTTAAAGAAACAAAAATTGATTATTCCAAATATGACAATAAACAAATTTTTAACTCCCAAACAAGATTGATTGATAAAATCAACAAGTCTTTGGGTCAAGACGTTTTTTCTAATTTTATTCCAAATTATAAAAACATTGCATCTGCTGGTTTGTTTTTTCAGAATAACAATTTACCGGCAAAAAAGAGAATAATGTTAGAAAATAACTTAGTAAACTTTTTATCTAGAGAAGAGAAAAAATTAAATGAGATGAAACATGTGGACAATTTAGAATATAAAACTTTTGTCAACAAGTTTAATAACACATACGACCGCACTCTTTTAAAAGAACAAAAGAGTCTCTTAACAAATTATATCGTGTCTTTTTCAGATAATGGACTGGGCTTGAAGGTTTTTTTAAATGAAGAAATAGGGCGCCTAAAAGTCGCTATTGACGGACATATTAGCAATAGTAATTCGAATGATGTTGAAAATTTTAAAAAAGTTAAGCAGAAACTGATGGAGTACTCAAAGGTTCCAATAAATCACAAAATGGTTGAGGAAATATTCTATATACAAGATCTAATATCGGAGGTTATAAAAAATGAGCGTAAAAATTAACGTAACTGATAATGAAACCAATGAATCTGAAGATGTTGTTAAGATAAAAATACAAGAGAAAGATCGCATTAAGGCAAACATTGCATATAGAGATGCCTTAAATGGGGATATAATGATTTTTGACCACAAAGATATAGATATCGTCGTGAACAAAACAGAGAAAAAAATTATTACTTTTGCAAAAGAGATGATGTCAGATGCTGTTTATGGAGCAGAATCTAGGCTTCTAGAGTATCTAAGGAGAACTGGAGTCATTGAGTATGACTCAATCCAAGGCGGAAATGTCTATGGTTCTATGGAAGGAAAAATACAGAACTCCAAAAATCATGACCCAATTAAAGTTACACTGTTCAAGATAGCAGAGTGGCTGGACACCGAGAGGCCATATATATCTGGTGTTACCGCCTATGACCAAATGCAGGACGATGCTATACTAGAGCCGGATAATGAATATTCTACTGAACTTGGAGATGT